AACAGCAACTGTTGAGCCGACTGTCACCCTGACTGCAGTTCCAGACACTCTGCCAACAACTGGTGAGACTGGCACGGACTGGCCTATACTGTTGCTGAGATTAAGTGGGTTGATTCTAGTTCTTGCGTTGCTCATTTCTGCAATCATCAGTCGGGACGGGAGGCATGAGCCATGAGCAAGGTTGATTATGTAGGTGGACCGGGTACTACTCTAGGTCTGACTGGCAGCCTCAGTCTAATCGTCGTGCTGCTCGTTGTTGTTGCTTGCGCCATTGCTGCAATTGCGATGTCGGTTGGTGCTGTTGAAACGCCATGGGAGTCAGCGGCGTCTGCCAGTAGGGTAGAATCGTTGGAGCAGACCAAACGTGAGGCCAATGCATTTGAGTATCGCCTAGAACGGGATGCGCAAGAATTCGAGCAGCTGTTCTTGACCTATCCGGTCATCTTCATCGCAGCCGGTTTGACGTTCTTGGCTATGATGAGTACAGCAATCGGGTCGATTGCCTTTGCTATCTGGTTGAGGGGACAGCAGCACTTGGATATTCAAATCGCTCAATCGACTGGCGCAATTGAGGCCATTATCAGAATCCAGTACATGCTGGAAGAAATGGAGAAACAAGATGGCTGATTACGAACAGATGTCAATGGAGTTGGAGCAGGGTCGGCTTGGTGAGTCTATGGGCATTGAGCCGTTTGAGTTTTTCGATGGTGAAGAAGTGGAGTTGACATTTGACATTGCTGATGATGAGTCAGCTGAAGTTGTCGATGAACTATATGAAGATGTCATGGCTGAAGTGCGGCAGACAGCTATAGCCGGTATCCAGCAATTCGTGATAGCAGTAGCAGCGCTGCCACGGGAGGTTGTTGATATGGAATCCTATGCTGAACTCTGCAATAGGTTTCTGTTTGCTATGTCACTTGCAGTTCTGGACATCTCAAAAGTGTTCGATGTCTATGTCATTCCTGTTGAAGAAATTGATGAGGCCGCTGCCATAGAAATGGGCTGCTTTACAACTGCCTTGTCCAAGGCAATGGGCAAAGCCATGACCCAGATTGCACAGCTGAGTCTCCGCACTGGTGTCAACATCGAATTTGAAGATTGGGGTGACCCAGTTGCTGATGACATCGAATGACATAGCAAAAGCAGTTGGCAAGACGGTTGGCATTGTTAGGTATGATAGTTCCAAAGGTAGGATACAGCATGTCTTGGAATATGACCGGACATTCTACTATGTACCAGCGGAAGCAAAAAGATGGGCAGCCCGGAAAGGGCTGCCCTTTGTTTTGCCGGATGTGCTAGATTTGCAACGAGTCCTAGATGTGGAGCGGGTGAAGGTAGACAGGTCAAATGGTGCAGGCTGTAGTGGTTTTTGCAAAGGCAAAACTACCACACCGGATTGTTTGGATGTTGGCGGTGATTGTATCTTTTCGGATGACTACCCTGCAGAGCGTTTGCTTACCTCATTCTAAGTGGGTTTGACATCATCATGGTATCTAGGTTCCCAATTCTCAATCTCCGCTTTGCTGACGTCTGGCACCGCATCCTTCCAGTTGATTTCTGATTCAACGATTTCTTTTGTTAGGATGCTCATAGGGTTTTGGATGCGCTTCCAAAAATCATGTATGAAGTTGGAACCACGTCCTAGAATCACCCCAGTGAAGATGAGCCCAATTGTAGGTTCTATAGTTTGGCCGAATGTCTTGGCAACCACGTTGAGTAGGTCAATGCCAGTAGCAAAGGCCAACACAATCCCTAGTGCAATTGAGGTGACAAGCTTCAACGCTGTTGCCACCCCTAATTGCTGTTCGGTCGGCTCTGTCCAGATAGCATTGAGCGCAGTCTTGACAACCAGCTCAACAATTCCTTCCACGAGCCAAGCCAGTATCAACACTAGCCCTAAAATCTGAAAATTCATTTTCCCTCCTTGTTCATTTTGTTTATTACTTTTCCAAGCTCACCAATTTGAGCTTGGAATTGATTCAACGAGTCAATCATCTGGGCATTGATTCTTGCCGTCTCTGTAGCTGAGTCCGCTAGACTACGGATTGCTTCTGACAACGATTTGCGGATGTACCAGACGTACACCCCATCATCGTCCTTGACGTTGTGCCATTCCCAAAGGTCATGAACCCTATCGCACATTGTCCGCCATTCAGCTTCTGTGCATAGTTTAGGTGGGGCCTTGCCGTTTTTCTTTGTTGCCATCTGGTCTTTGAGTAGCGTTCCAACTTCTCTTAACAGTAAGATAAGTCCGATTATTACGATTGCTGCGACTGGGAGTTGCCCCATGATTTCTGCGGTGTCCATTCGATTCCTTCTTTCCATTAGGTGGCAGCAGCTGGATTACTGCATCAATCTGATTTGATAGGCCAGTGCTATCAAAATTTTTCAATTTAGGCAAGTTGAATGCGTGTTCATATTTGCAGGTTTTGGTTTGCATTTTAAACTCCAAATAGACCTCTTGTCTGTTGATAGGTGTGGTCAATGATATCATCAGAATGGGCAGCTGCGCATAAATAACACATTGATGCTCTGCCATCCATTGTACCTGTGCCTCCAGCAATTGCTCCAATTACAAATGCTGCAGTACTATTGAAAATCGATGCTGGGATTCCAGCTACATTGGTAAACTTTTCTCCATCAATGTAAATGTCTAGGCTGGTGCTAGGTACAAATCTGCCTACAACAAAGTGCCAAACTCCAGTGGTCAATACACCGGCGTCGGCTGTCACAGTAACAATGGCAGTACCATCTACGCTGACCTCAAATAGCATAGCCTTATTTGCTGCCAGGTCTTGCAGTAGTTGATAGCTGCGGGTTGTTGCTACCCCCCACTTTGTCATGAACCTATCATAGTTGGCTCTAACATCAATCCTTGTCCAGCCGCCTATTGTCAGCCCATTGATAGCAGGCGCAATATAAGTTTCAGTGCCGGTGATATCAAGATGAGTGTTGTCGATGTGGCTCAAATAGTCACCAGTGCCATCCAAATCTATGTATGGTGCCAGACCATAGGAATTAAGGACGGGATTGCCATTGACTGTTAGGTCCTGCCCCGAACCACTGAGGTCTAAAATCTCAGGAGTATTGGATACAGCGGACATTGGGTAGAATAGGCGCAAAGCCGGCAGCCCAAGGATTGTGGAGACAGCCCGTGCCACTGGGTCAAATGGAGGTATCTCAGGCTGGACTAAATTGTCAACCTGCCTTTGTAGCGCAAAAAGTTCACGCTGGAAATCAAGACTATCCATAGTCTAGCACCACTTTGACGGTCTCTCTGCCCCGCCTCATTTGAAGTGTTACACCTGTGACTTTGGGTGTGTAGGATTTGCCACGATAGACTGCGCCAACTTTGTATCCCCAATCCCAATGGATGCCAAACTTGGTATTTGGAATATCAATTGGTGTGCCGCCTATGCGCTCCAAAGGCCTGCCGGCTGCTACTGCACGTTTGGCAGTTTCTCTGACACCCTGATAGGTTGCTGAGCTTCTGGCATCTGCAAATTCTTCAGCCCTGCCAAATATTGATTGCTGCTCTCGTTCTTGGTCCCACCACTGCTGCTCAATTCTAGCATAGCCTTCTCCTTGGCCAGCAGCATAGGCATAGGTGACTTCTTTTCTATAGTCAATCTCCCAAAACGGGTCGGCCAGGTTGCCACGCTCAACTGAGAAAACTACGCTGCCAGAGACGTCTGGCCCAGGTTGGCCTACCCATGTTGTGAAAGTGAAAATTTGGGCAGTTGCCCCTAGTCCATTGTGGACTAGACCGAACCAAAGGTCATCTCCTTGGGCCCTAGATTCATCTGCGATCTTGACCATTGCCCCACTCCCACATTGAGTCAGCAGCTGTTGCCAAGCGATGTAGGTTGTCAGAACGGATGCTTGCGTCAGGTCAGATACGATTTCTAAACCAGCAATTTCACGGGTTCCATATTTCGGTGTGGGAGTGTGGAGGTCATCAGCAAATGCATGAAGCACTACATCCTTTAGGATATCATCAGGCGCCTCATCGGTATACTTGCTGACGCCCTCCCTGCCTGAATAACTGGACACGATGCGCCTTCCCAATAAGTCATTCAAGTCTAGCCCACGCAGCAACAGAGTTTCATTTGAGCCGCTGC